CGGCGCGAGATCATCCATGCGGTGTTCGCCTCACGGCGCGGGCTGCTGCCGGCCGTGCGGGCGCTGCTGGATTTTCTGGCAGAGCGGTTTGAGGCGCTGGACGAAGACTGAGCTGCCGGCAAGCCGACTGGCTACCACCCGGAGCTCCATCTTCATCGCTGACAGATGAATGATCCGGCCGGGTACTTGATGCCTTCCACCTCCGGAAGCTGCTTTTCCAGAGCGACCAGATTTTCAATCAATCGGGACCGTGAGATCACGCGGCCGTCGTGTTGTATGTGCGCCGAGCGGACGCTAGGAGACAGCTCTTGTGCGCCATCGATCCTGCCCGTAGAGCGCGGCAATGTCCCGGTGCTTGCCGTTAGTCAGGCACGTAGTCAGGCACGTCGAACCCACTCCGGATGGCATCACGTCACGCGTGTATCGCTCCACCGGGGCGCCGTTGGACGACATCGAAAGCTAGGTGTACCTGAAGCCCGAGGCCAGCGCGGGCCCTTGGACTTCTTTGGACGTATTGGGATTTCTTGGGATGCCAGGATGGCCTGCCCGGAGGGACTCGAACCGCCGACGGCGCATAACGTAGCACTACACAGCACAGTTCTCCCTCTGGAGGCTTGTGCTACAGATGGCTGGGTTTGGCCAAATGTTCCCTGAAATGTTCCCTGGCTACCCATGCGCAGCCTTCGTGGAAGATGGGCTGAGCAGGTCCTCGAGCTTGCCCATTTCCAAAGCGTTGTGACCGCCATCAATCCACTTCGCATATGTGCGCAGGAACATCTCGATGGTGTGCCCCATCTGCTTTGCCGCGTAGGCCGGCGTGACCCCGGCCATCAGCAGCATCGTCGCGTAGGTGTGCCGTGTCTGGTATGGGCTTCGGTACCGAATGCCCAGGCGCTTGAGCATCGGCCGCCAGTAGAGTTCGCGCGGCGGCTCATCGTCGGTCCAGCGCTGTCCGGTGCGCGGGTCCGGAAAGATCCAGCCATGGTCCTGCATGAACGTGTGCGGCTTCTGGGCCTTGAGGCAAGCCATGGCCCGCGAGTTCAGCTGCACGATGCGCGAGGCGTTCGTCTTGGTGCTGGTCTTGAACACCCCCAGCACCACAGCGTCGGCCACCAGGAGCTGCTTGCGTCGCCAGTCCACGTTATCCCAGCGCATGGCCAGGCTCTCCGAGGTGCGCAGGCCTGAGAAGAACTTGGCGCCGAAGTAGGCCTCGATCTGGGGGCCGTAGTGCTTGGCCATGCCCGCCAGGATCAGATCGACCTCCTCTATGGAAAATGGGTCAGGCTGGGGAGCTTGGTGCTCCGCCGGCTCCAGCCCGTTGATGGGGTTGGCGGCCAGGTCGCCGTCGCGCACGGCCAACTGCAGTGCCAGACGCAGCACGCTGGACTTGTTGTTGCGGGTCTTGCCACTCCATGTCGGCTCCGATGCTAGGGCCAGCAGGATGTCGCTGTGCTTGAGCGTCTTCAGGGGAAGCTCCGGCACCAGTTTCTGCTTCCACCAGTCGACAGCGACACGGTAGCCCTTGAGCGTGCTGTTGGCCTTATGCGCTTGGGTCAGCAGCCATTTGTCCAACTGCTCCCCCCGTGTGATGCTTCGCCCAGAGGTCGAGTGCTCGCTGTCCGGGAAGTAGTCGGCGTGCACATAGGTGCCGAAGCGGATCTTCTGGCGGATCTCGTCTGCAACACGGTTCGCATACCTGATGTTGGCGGGCGTGGGCGCGAGAGGCTTCCCGTCCGTCTTCAGCGTCTCGCACATCCTTCTGCCCTCCACCCGGAAGATGAGTCGGATGGAGCTTTCCCTGACCTCTACTCCGCGCCCCGTGCTGCCCATAGCTCATACCCTTTCATATCAACGAGGACGTTACCGTCTCGCTTTATCCACTGCCGACCTTCAATCCATTTGCCGCGCGCGATCTTCGTTCGAATCGCGCTGCATGTGAATCCCGTCATCGCGGCAGCCAGTTCGATGGTCACGAAGCGCGCGCTCACGACCTGGACCGTGGGCGCCGCAGCTGTTTGCGGCTGTGCATTCATTTGCCTGGGCTCCAAAAAATATGGCCAGCGGGTGCTGGCCAGGTAATGGGTTCGTCGTCGGGTTGTGGCGCGCGCTTGTCGTGCCAGTCGTGTCGCTTCTTGCTTGCCATGGTCAGGGCTCCTTGATGCCGTGGGCGCGCTCAGCGGCTCGGACAGCCTTGCGCATGGTCTTGCTGTCACACGGGCAAAACGGGTTGTTCGTGCTGAAGGCCTGCTCTCGCAGTCTTTCGATCTGCTCATCGCTCAGCGGCAGCGGCTTGCGCGCCTCCAGCTCTGCCCGGGCCAGCCCGGTGCTCATGTTGTCGATCTGCGATATGACGCCGCGCAGGTCATCGCAGAGGCCGAACTTGACCGCGCCACTGGCATAGTCCGGGTCGCTGCTGTAGTGCTTGCGGAAGAGGCTCATTGCAAGGCTGCTTGCCTCGCTCATGGCCTGAGCCTGCTCTGCCCGCAGGCGCTCGTTCTCGGCCTGCAGGCGTAGCAGCTCAGCCGCAGCACACTCGAAGAGGTCAGCCGCGCGAAGGAAGGACGGCGGTGCCGCGCCCTTCGTGGTCATCGCCACACTCGATGCACTGCGCAGCGAGGTCGCATAGTCCGCGCACTCCTGGTGCAGGGGTGTTGGTGCCGTGGTCACGGGGTCTGTCCTTTCTCGGCTGCCTCTGCCGATCCCTGGCGCCGCTCTGCCTTGTGGGTTCGGCGCTTGTTGATCTTGTTGCCGCCGCGAGGGCTGTAGGCGCCGCCGCCCACGTTCCCGGGGCGCGCAGACCAGTATTCGAATCCAGCGCCTTTGCTGCCGCGCTTCGTCCTGCTCATTGCTGTGGTCCTTTCTGCTGCGCCTGGGCGCGCTCATTGGCAAGGTTTCGCAGGCAGTGCTTGCATGTCACCTTGTCCTCGTTCGCTGTCGATGCGTGGTACTCCTCGATGTGGCAACCAGCGAAGTAGTCATCGGGCCAGCCGCTCTCAACGTAGTAGTGGACTTTGTGCTGGGGCATCAGCTCTCCTTGTGCCCAGTGGGGCGCTGTGGGGCGGTGCGCTGGGCGATCAGGCGCTCCAGATAGACCTGCGCGGGATCGGTCGGCAGCTCATGGCCGGCAGCCCATTTGATGGTGCTCCAGCTACGGTCTTCCATGACGGCCGCTGCTTCCTCGAAGGACAGTCCGCCACGATGCGCGAGTTTCTCCAGGGTCTGGCCATGGTTGTTCAGGGCCTGGGCTTCGTGAGGCGCGATCAACGCCCAGGGCAGTCGGAAATCAGGGCGCCGCAGGATGGGAAAAAATTCACGCATCGCTCGCCCCCTTGGCTGCTGCCTGGGCTGCGTCCACGTCCAGCAGCGCGACGGTCTGGCCTCGCAACTGGTGCGAGCAGTCGTCCAAAAACTGCGCGCTGCCATCGTTGATCCATGAGTGGCACCGCCATCCTTCGTGGCGTGTGGTGAGCACGCTGGGCCTGAGAGTTGGCGCCTCGGTGGAGCCATTCCAGGACCAGCAGCCCGTGCCTTCGCGTGTGCCCTTGAGCATGACCGGCAATGTGAGCCGGCCTGTCGGGCCAGGGATGTGCAGCGTCACATGCGTGGCCTCATCGGCGCCGCATGGCTCGTAGCCCTGGCCGTAGATGAGGCGGACGGGCAGTGCCTTCATGCTTCACCACCTTCCTTGGCCTGGGCTGCGATAGCGCACGCGCCGAGTTCTTCGGCTGTGGCGATCATCGCGTCCGGTTCGTCTTCGGGGCTGTTCCGGTCGGGCAGCTCGGCCACGCACTGGATGAAGTCTGGCCACCAGCTGGGCAGCGCGGGGTCTCGCGCATCCACTGCAGGCGCAGCAGTGCCCCAGGCGCCTGCTGCGTGACGAACTATCGGTATATGGGCTTCCTGCACATTTTTCGGGTAGTGCGGGCAGTTGTACTTTTCTCGGAATACGCGCTCGATTTCACGCTTGATCTCTGCGAGCCCCGTGGCGACATCTGCATAGCTGTTGTCGTGCGTTTGGATATCCGATGTGATATTGCCGCCGCGCGCTACTTGCATGGTCACAGTCACCAATAAATCAGCCCGCGCGGCTGCAGGCGCTTCCAGGGCGGGCGCGTGAGCTGCAGCGGCATCCGCAGCAATCAACCCCAGCACATACGGCGCTTGCTCGGCTTCGATGACCGAGCAATTCTTGTAAACGAGGATGCCGCGCCCGGTGGATGTGTCGATGCGCCAGTCTTGTGGCGCGGTGGGCGCGGCCGGGGCGGGCAGAGGCGCCAGGAGCGCGGCGCCTTCGTCCTGATACTCAGCCTGGGCGACATACAGGCCGTGTCCCCTATGGCCGTCGCACACAATCAGCCGCACGGTGAGGGCCTCCTCGTATTCGGCAGGATCGCCCAGCATGTCGCGCAGCAGGCCGGCCTGGTCCTCGTCCAGCGTCACATCCAGAGCCGGCCCCGCCACAGCGGCAGGCTGCGAAAGCGCGTGCTCCAGCACTCGCAGCGTCTCGGGCAAGTCGAGCTTGGTCTGGGCAAGGTCGCTGCCTGAGTCCTCGCCATTTATCAGGCGGCGGGCCTCGGCCTGAGCGGTACGCACAATGCCCAGCAGATCGCGCGCCCGGGGCTCCACTGTGGCAGGAGCTTCCCCGGCGTATAGCGGCTGCGTGAACTTGCCGGCCGGGGTCACGCGCGCAGGCAGGTAGCGGCCAGCTTTCTCGCTCTCTGGGCCTTCGGGGTTGCTGTGGTTGGCCAACTGCCCAGGGCTGACATACAGCACGGGCTGGGCCAGGCACTGGCTGCCAGCGCGCGCATGCTGGACCTCGGCAATGCGAACCATTGCAGCCCAGGCCTGGTCGAGTTCGGATGTAGGGCACTCGATGAAGGGCCGCAGCAGGTTCATGGAGGGCGTGCGCGGGATCAGGATGTGAGTCATGTGTTGCTCCTGTGTTCGCGGGGATCAGTTGAGGAAGTCGGCGGGAAGCAGGACGCCCAGCTCGTTTGCGGGGCGCCAGCACAGTGGCTCGCACTTCGCAATCACTGCGTTCAAGGCATCGAATGCCTCGCGCAGCTCATCTGGGGCCTCGCCGTCTTCTGGCAGGTCGTCCGCGAAATGCTCATTGGGGTCGATGGGCTCAGCGTGCACGGGCTCGCATTGCACAAGGCGTACACCTTCGGGATTCAGCGCGTGCTCCTCCAGCCAGTAGCGCAGGTCTTCGATGTCGAAAAAGAACCGGTCGCTGTCGAACACGCACAGCGGCATCAACTCCCCAGAGAAAGGCGCCTTGGGCATGGCCTGCCACTGGGCATCCTTCCTTTCGGCGTAGCAGGCCTTGCAGTAGGAGCGGTTCTCGACCGGGCCGTGCTCTGGGTTCGCTTCGCAAATACTGTGCGTCGATCCGCAGTAGCGGGCCATGCGTTCGTCATCGCCCCAGAAGCGGCCGTCGCGCGCAACCCAGCCGGTGACGGTCTGGATGCTTGCGGCTTCAGGGGAGCTGGCCAGGATCATTTCGGGCTTTTGCTTCGTTGCTGTCATGAGGCTTCCTTGTTGAGCAGCTGCCAATGCGCTGCAGTGGTGTTGATGACGTGGCCTGCGCGCTGCAGCAGCTCGCAAGTCTGGAGTGGGGTCGGGGTCATGGGGTGCAGAAAAAGCAAACCCGCCGAAGCGGGCGGGTTAGAGGTCGGGCATCACGCAGCAGATGAAGGTTTCCGCTTGGACCGCGTTGATCGCGTTGCCGTAGGCGCGCAGGCGTCCCACTCGGGAGGGAGCCCCATCAACCAGCGGCTGAGAGCCGGGTTCAACTGGCCGCCACTTGCCATCCCTGCACAGGAGCCAGTCAGCAGCCGCCCATCGGCCGTTAGTCGGGCCGGGCCCGGCGCCAGGTGGAATGCCTGGTCGGCCAGGCTGATCTGCGGGTCTGTCGGCTTTCGATTGCCCAGCACTGGCGGCCGGGCCTTGGCCTGTGTCATCGTGCTGTCCGGCGTGTTCCAGCCGGCCAGGTTCGCCGCATGGTTCAGCGTGATGTTGGGCGTCGTGGCGTCGATCGAGGGGCAGCGCAGTGCGTCTGTGCTGGTGGCCGTCGGCCATCCTGCCAAGCAGGCTGCCGCCGCGAGGTCCGGTCCATGGCTGCGCATGGCCTCCATCAGGCCGCCCTCGAAGGTGCGCACGCCCTTTTCGGCCAGTGCTGCCGTGGGCGTTGGCCACCCAGTAGAGCCGGTCGCGGATGTGCGGAGCACCGACGCCCGCAGACGGGAACGGGACCGCTGCGACCCCGTATTCCAGGCCTTCCAGGTCATCTTGTACAAGGTCGATCCAAGGGGCTGCGTCGCGGCTCGCAACCTGCTCTCCAAAGACGACTGCAGGGCGGCACTCTTGGATGAGCCAGTGGAAATGCGGCCAAAGGTGCCGCTCGTCATCAAACCCAGCTCCCGCGCCTGCCGCGGAGAAAGGTTGGCACGGGCAGGAACCAGTCCAAACAGGTCGGTCGTCGGACCAGCCGGCGCGCCGCAGGGCCAGGCTCCAAACCCCGATTCCGGCGAAGAAATGGCACTGCTTGAATCCGCGCAGGTCGGAGGGGTGAACATCTTCAATGCTCCTTTCGTCCACCACACCAGGCGCGATGTGCCCGGCAGCGATGAGGTTGCGCAGCCACTGGGCCGCATACGGGTCGATCTCGTTGTAGTAAGCGGGCATGGCTGGTTTGGGCCAAAAAAAAGCCGCTCGCGGCAGGGCCGGGCGGCTTCGGGGGAGGGGAGGTATCAGGGAAGGAGCCGCGCGGCCCCTTCGCTCATGCCTCGGTCAAGCTGGTGTGATCTGGAACGGCGCGCGGTCCTTGCCGTTGATCCAGTTTGGCGGCTTGCCCCGGCCGGTCCAGGTGGAGCCTGTGGCGGGGTCGCGGTACTTCGGGGCGCCCACGGTGCCCTTGGTCTTCTTGCCCGGGGCCGGGAAGACATCGGCAGCGGTCAGGCCGTGCTCTGCGATCAGCGCGCGGGCCTGGGCGACGGCTTGTGCCTTGGCTTCGGCCTGGGCCTGGGCGATCTGGGCGTCGAGGGTGGCCTTCTGGGCCAGCAGTTCGGTGTAGGAGGTCATGGGGTTCCTTTCGTGGCGCCGCATGGGCGCCGGAGGTTTAGGGGATGGTTCAGGCTGGTTCGCCGGTCACGGCTGCCGCGAAGGCGTCTTCGGGCGTCTGGTTCACAGGGTGGTTCGGGTCGGTGGGCAGCTCATCCTCGCCATCCACCTCCAGCTCCTGCTGGTCCTCGTTGTCCG